TATTGAACCACCTAGTCCACCTCGTGTACTACCGTCCAAAGTTAAAGTATCAGCCCCTGCCGCATTAAATCCTTCCATAGAATTATCCCCAGTATCAACATACTGAGCAGTTCCTTGAAATACATCAGCTGTGCTTCTGCCTGCCGCTGTTCCAGCGTTCAAAGTAAAAGTTTCTCCTGATAAATTTGCAGTCATTAAAAATGTATATTCCAGCCCAATTGTACTTAACGTACTTGGATTTACAGCTGAATCTGAAACGATTTCAGGTAAATTAAAAACAGTTGTAGTGTTGCCAATAGTCATGCATCTGCCTTGATACAAATCAATGCCTGTTATATCTGTTCCACCGTCAACAGTGCCTGCAGATAATGCTTGCCCCATTACATCTCCAGTTGAAATAAATCCACTTAGGGATCTTACTGGGCCTTTAAATGTCGTCCTTGCCATAAAATTCTCCTTTGGTCATATAGACCTTTTGTTATACAGTCTCTATAGCGTCTGCCTAGCCAGTCTGCATAACTATGTTAATGCTAGGTTAGTTGAAAAGGGGGCACAATGTGCGAGCCCCCTCCCCTTAAACGTTTAGGATGGATTAGATCCATATACGCCTCTCCAGTCAGACCAGCCGTAGCAGTATCTTTCTCGAGATTTGTATCTTACGTTGCCAGTTTCAAAGTCACCTTCCATCTTAGTATCGATTGGAGTTCTAGTGAAATGCTTCATACCGTTAGGAACGTCAGTTCTCATGAACCAGTTATTAGCATCGCTAAATCTGTGGTTCACATGATATCCACCCGGAAGCATACCTTTAGATACGATCGCGTTGACATCATTGTCCGCTGTTCCAACTCTGTATGGAGAAGCCATTAGTCTCTCCGCTACGAATACCAATTGTCTTGGAATGTGTAGAGTTCTAGCTTGTGCCGCAATAGGTATACCTTTGTCATCAGTAAGTCCTGCCACATCAATCAAACCTTGTTCGACAGAAGTCTCAGAAAGTTCAGCTTGAGTTGCAGGTGTATTACTTCCAGTAGAACCATCTTGAAGTGGATGCGCAGAGTTTACTAATGAAACTCCATCACCGCCTAAGAAAGAACCACTAAATGCATTGTTATACACTGCAGCGCCTTTTGTTTGTTTAGCAGAAGCCATTGAACGGGCTAGTGCTTTAGTTAATCTGGTAGAAAGCTTGTCATACAAGTTATCTTCCATAGCTTCTTCAGTAATTGAGAAAGCCATGGCAACGGTTTCGTTGGTATATCTTGCAACCCAACCTTCACCAGTTTGAGCGTATTCGACACCTTGGCCTTCAAACTTCACTGAAGCTTCGCCAAAGCCGGGGAAGAGAACCTCTTCCTCAAATGCTCTGTTAGATTTTTCGTTCTCAAAGAGTACAGCTGCCTCATCTTCATAACGTTTATATTCCGTTCCAAAGATTGCATGCAAACCCGGTACTAATTCTTTGAGTAACTGACCTCTAGTAATAGCCATAGTATTTTACTCCTAAATTAAGCAGTCGGGAAGTTGCCATCGTAGCGACCCCATGAGTGCGTGTTGATTTTAACAAGAACGTCCATTGTAGTTCCCACTGTGCTGTAACTCAAATCTGTTTCCGCTGATCCTAAGATCTGGAAAGGAAACGCTTGTTGCGTTGAACCTTGAGTATTACTTGCAGTAGAAGAGTCTAATGAACTTCCTGCTTTAAATGTAACAGTTGAACCAGAACCTGTTAGGTTCTGTGCGTTTGCACCAACATCTGCTGATGTTAATGCTGAGCCAGCTTGATCCGCTTGCATCTTGAAGATCGTATAAGGATCATCATAAACGTAAGCTTTAAAGTTAGCTTTAGCAACTGTACTTGCCGCAATTGATCTAACAAATTTTACATCGCCTGAACTATTGTCTTGATATTCAGCGCCCCAAAAAACACCGACGATTGCGCCCAGATCTCCTGAGCCAATGTCTTGTACTAAAAGGCCTGAAGCCAAAGAACACGTATCACCCTCAAAATAAGCTGTGGGTGCAGTAGCAGCGATGCGATAACCGTTTCCGTCTACAAAATTGTTGTTACGTATTGTACCACCATTTGCTTGACGAATAGGTTCCAAACCATAAGCCATAAATATCTCCTTTATTTCTTATGTGCTAAATGAGAATATGTGACTAACGCGGTGTTAGTCTTCAAATTTAGCGCTTGGTTTTGCCGCTTGTCCTCCAATCACGGAGGAGGTAGATTCATCTACCACTGGCATGCTTTTATCCGAAGCGCGTTTTAATTCTTGCCCATATGCTTGAGCCGCTCTTCTGGTTTGATCTTCGTGGTACTCTCTTTTTTCTTTCATGTAATCTGCATCTTGTTTCATCAAGATTAAATCACCTGATCTGACAGCACCCGCGTGTTTACCAGTTGTCATCACGTCAACAATGTAATCTTTTCCTAATTCCTCAGGTTTAACTATTGCATAGTTTTCGCGTAAACGTTGATGAACATTAGCATCATCTGGTTGATTCAACAATTCGTGTCTCACCCATATATACTCAGTTCCCGAAGGAGCTGGAGGCGTTTTTAACCTATTAGGTGCCTCAAATGTTCTTTTTCGAGTTGCCGAAGCCCGAGTCTTACGGCTAGTTTGTGTCGCTTTAGTCATATTAGCCTCCCGCCATTTCGTCTTGGCGCAATTTTTGGCGCGCATATTCTTCATAAGAAACGTTAAGCCTGTCAGCCATTTCCAATTCGGATCTGGATAACCTTACTTTACGCTTTCCTGGAGCGGAGCGCGTTCCGCCTACAACTGTTGGAACTTTTCTAACAGTCTTTGATCTAAGATCTGGAAACTCTGTCTGCAATCTGGCATCAAGTTCACTATAGTATTCATCAGAACCATCTTGAGGTGCAATACCTTCATCAATTAATTCCTTATGAACAACTAAAGCCGCTTGAGTTTTGATTCGATCTCCAGTATTCTGTCCACCAAACCAACTATTCCTTTTCTGCCAAGCTAATGCTTTGCGGTCAGGAAGAGGAGGTTCTGGTTTCTTATCAACCTTAGTTTCCTCACTTTTCGCAGGACTCTTAGATTTAGCAGTTCCTAAATCTCGTTCTGCTCTAGCCTTATATTGTTTGGCCACTAGTGCTTCCGCTTTCACAGATGCCAAGACATCAGTTGCCTTTATCTCGGAGTCAACGTCACTAGCTTCTTTTGCAGTTTTGAGAGTACTTAAGGCTTGCTTTTCTTGTGCCCCCAATCTATCAATGTACTGATTGATTGCATCAAGTTCAGAATCAGCCTGCTTATGCCGTAGCTCATTCCGTTCATCCAGCCATTTAGATTTATCATCCTCATAGCCTTTAAGCTTTTGCTCAAGCTCTTTCTTCTGCGCAACAAGTCGCTTTATTCGTTTTTCAGCGCGCTTGCCGAATACTTTTGTTTCCTTAGATTCTTCCTTGGATTCTTCAGGTTCATCCTCAGAGGCTTCCACCTCTATTGACTCCTCTTCCGTCTCTTCCTTTTCCTCTTCAGGAGCTGCAGCATCTTTCAGCTCTTCGGACTCAGCTTCTTCAGCCTTATCTTCGGGTTTTTCTTCTGGTAATTCTACGATAATGTCTTCATTATCCTCTGCATTACCCTTTTCTTTATCATCTATCATATAGATCTCCTTCGGTTGCGAACCGCGTTTGCCGCTATTCTAGTATATTGTACACTAAATTGTATGGTAATGCAAGTCTATTTATGGGTAATCTTTTCAGGGTCAGGAACTATGGCTACGACTTCATCATCATTTATGATAGAGTATTCCTCTCCTTCATACTTAAATTTAAGTCCTACATACTTTCCTGTAAGAACCCAGTCTCCTTTTTTACACCAGATACTAGCGGATTTCTCCATGCTTTTATAGCAATCTTCACCCATTGCTATAACTTCTGATACTACACAGGAAAATTTTGCCGCTTCCACTGATGTATCAGTCAATATGATTCCCCCTGCTGTCTTATTTAATATTTCTCTAGGCTTCAATAAAATACGATAGCCTGCTGGTATAGGTAATTTTTTACTCACTCCATGTCTCCTTTATTAATTTTTTTAATTCTGTATGAATGCGATCCTTCATATCTGTAAGAGTATGATGAATGCCTAACATATATTTATATTCAGGAAGAGTATCTACTCCTCCTAATAATTGTTCTTGATTAGCTATAATAGCTTCATTAAGAATCTTTTCAATTCTATCTTTATAGTCATTAGCGTCTGGCATAAAGTCTCCTGTTAGAGGGGGCATTTCTGCCCCACTCGTTTAACTTATCTTTATTTCCTTTGGTCTTTTCTCCTCAGGTACAATTTTTTCCAATTCAATAGATAGCAAACCATTCTCGAATTTAGCATCGTTTACTATTACATCATCTGCCAATGCAAATGAACGAGTAAAAGATCTTTGAGAAATACCTCTATATAATAAAGGATCTATGTTTTCAACTTTTTGAGTTTTTGGATTATTTTGTTTAACAGATTTAATTGTTAATGAATTATCCGCATAATTAATTAATACATCTTTTTTACTAAAACCAGCTAATGCTAGTTCTATAGTAAACTTTAAATCATCAATCTTACGAATATTATATGGTGGATAATTAGGAACATCCAATTCCAACCTATCGAGTCTATCCCATAAAGAATCAAACCCAACTGTAAATGATCTGTACGGTTCCCAATCAACGAGTGATTTAATCATAATAACCTCCTTGTTAAGCGAAATTAAATCGTGACTCCTTTCGGCAGTCAAGATAAGTATACACTATTTCGCTAGTCGTGTCAAGAGGTGATTTGGATTTAAGTTCTTTGCTTTTTTCTTTTTTAAATAATATTTACGTGATCCGTTAGTACGAACCACATTAACACTAAACACTTTTCTACATCCTTCTTAGTCATATCTGAAAGTATTTTAATAGTATTTATCATGAGTTAAAATTTGCAACTTTTTTAACGTTAATTGCGTTTTCTTTTCCTTTGTTCTCTCCTATCTCAAATTCTATTTTTTCTCCTTCTTTTAGTGTACTGATTCCAGCTTCTTCTAAAGCTGATACATGCAAGAAAA